AGTGGTAGCCGGATTGGGGTACGCCTGACGGATGAAGTTGACATCCTTGTTCAGCAAGAACTCATACGCACCACCAGCCACTGGGTACACGGCCATCGAGTACACCGAAAGGAAGTCCGAGGGGGCTTGCAGATACTGGTTTGACGCAGTGATCGAACCAGTGACGTTCTTGCGCAAGTTGGCAAGCTGCACCGTGTTGTAGATGCGCTGCTCCGCCTGCTTCGTGAAGAGCGCGTACTCCTCCTCTGTGAATTCGTTTTCACAGATTCGAGCGATGTTTTCTTGAAGCTCGACGTAGTTCATGTCTTATGCCATTGGGCCCCGGGCCATGGTCCCTTTGGTGGCTGCGCCAGTACCACGGATTTTGATGCCGGTGGTCTTGGTGGGCTTGCCTTCAGGCTTGTTGCTGAACGCACCAACGCTCATGTCCACGGTGTCCACATTGCTGTGGTTTGGCTCTTTGCCGGGGTTGGTTGTGGCCTTCACAACCTTGCCCTGCATGGTGTGGGGCTTGGCATAAACGCTGGCAGAGCCAACTTCTTTGCCCATCATCTTTTTGCTGAATGTAGCCATCATGGGCTCCTTATGTCGTTTGAACTGTAACTGTACCAACAAACCCCGCCGCCACCAAGTCGTTTGGCGTCAGCGCGTCATCAAACAAGCGTGAACCGCCTACGGGGGCCCAGCCCCACTGGATGTCCCGAGAGCCGCCTGAGACGTTCCCATTGACGTTCAGGCCAGACACAAAATACGTCGTGTCGCGCCGTGGGTTACGCAGGGCCTGTGGGTCATCCACCGGGAACGTACCGAGCATCAACTGCGGCTGATCCGGGTCCCAGCACTCCGGGCACACCAGCAGCTCGTATTTGCGCTGCTTGACGATCTCAGTGCGCAACTGCTTGAGCTTGTACTGCTGACCGCACCTGTCGCACTCGGCGATGGCCCGGACGCCGCTGGCGAACCGATTGCCCATCAGTACCCCCCGTTGCCAATAAACATCCGGCGAGGCACAAAACGTGCTGCCGCCTTTTCCCGGTCTTCCGTTGAGGCAAGGTCCCAAGCCTCGTCGTACTGCTGTTTAAGAATTGGCAGCCTGTCCATGGAGTTTGGCAACTTCAAAGCCAAGTGATACGCCAACCCGGCGGTCATGGCCTCATAAAAACGGAATGGCATGTCCATGGTGTTTACACCTGTGCCTGCGTCTTGGATTCTCCGAAGACGCCAGTACACAAAGGTGTAAGGCTGGGAGTCGTCTGGGATGGGCCACACGGTGATCCGAGGCGTGTCTAAACGCTCAATCCAAACTTGGATTGGACGAGCCTGAGTAAGCTTATTTGGGATCGTTGCGTAGGTAGAGACGCTGATCCGGGTAATGGTCAGGTCTGCCTGCGTGGATGCGCTTCCCGCGCCCGTGCGAATGACATGCTCCAAGAGGTCCACTGTGTCTGCCGGGAGGTTGTATGTTGCCGTTCCAGCGACGAGCGGGATTGAGCCCTGCTCGTAGGTGAACATGTTTAAACCCTTGTTGGCCCACTGAGAGAACATCAAGTTCAACGACCGGCTGGCTGTGCGCAGGTCATAGCCAGTGCGCAACTCACCACCGGCACGCTCAAACGCCTCCTCTACGATTTCCGTGAGGTCCATGTTAAAAGCGGTGGTGCCGGAGGTGGTCATGGTTTACTTTGCTGTTTTGGCTGATTGGCGGAACGCTTGCGCAGTTGGAGCGCCAGCAGAGCCGGGTTTGCGCATTTTCTCACCAGAACCAGCGGCAATGCGTTTTTTCTTGGCGTGAATGTTGGCGTACAAACCTACCGGCCCACCTTCGGCGTACTGCGTGAAGTCGGTGTCATCCCGGCGAGCCTTACGCTTGCCGGTCGGCATCTTTGATGGGGAGATGGCTCCCATACCGCGACTGGCAATCATTTCAGCACATCCCGCCGCCAGCCATCTTGATCATGGTGCCTTTGGTGTGGGCTTTGGTGATGCAGCCATCGGCGCGAGTAACGCCGCCACCTTTGGCGAACGCTTTTGGCTTGCCGGGTTTTGGTCTTGGAGCCGAGCCACCATCAACGTCCTGTGGAGGAGGAAGGCCGGAGTCTTCTGTGTAAACACCATCTTCAATTCCACGGGGCTTTTTCTTTTTCATCATCATGTCGTTCATGTCAACTCCTTAGCAAATTTTGCAACGTGTTTTACCGCGAGTGGCAATGCCATCCGCACGTTTTGAAGCTGGCGAAACCGAACCACCAGACGACATTTTCTTTGACTTGACCTTGCCGCCTTTTTTGAAGTTGTCAGCCATACCTTTGGGGCCAGACATCCAAGCCATTGGATTTAAAGTCTTATCATCGCGAGGTGATCTTATGAAATCTGAATCGCGCAAATTCTTGTATGCCTTGTCTGCTTTTGCATCCTCTCTGGCAGAAATATAAGAAGAATTTTTGCTGGTGGCTTTTGTTTTTTTGGCTGAAGTTTTTGCGGTTGAAGAAGCCAAATCCTTAAACTCATCAGCCAAATTCCGATCAATGCCTTCTTCTGCAACCCTCTTGAGTTCAGCGCGTTTTTTTGCTCCAGCTTGAGCGGCTTTTCGGGCGTCGAGCATCTTTTTGCCCTTGTATAACATGCCAGCAGCACCAGCACCGGCACCGGTCGCAGCCAAGATGTTTGAAACATTGCGCTCTGTGTCAGACATCTTCTCAACTTTTTCACCGACAACAGGCTTGACGTTTTGGCCGGGAATAGCGTCAGCACCTGTTTTTTTAGATGAAGGCTTGTAATTGGCAAGCTCGTCTGCCGTTGCGCCCCCTGAACGACCGTAAGTTTTGGTGTTTGGTTGAGCACTAGTCATTGGATAAGCCGAAGTTTTGGCACCAGATGACTCTGTCGGGGTTGATTTTGTTGGCGCAGCCACGCTTACACGAGGCTTGCCGCCCGGTCTTGGTTGCTGAGTAATAACTGGCTTTGTGTCGTTTACTACACCAGAGCCAGCCTCATAAAACGCGCCAGCATCATCTTGGCTGCGCTGCGGCATTGCAGGCGCTGCGGGCTCCGAAGCTACGGGAGGTGCAGCCTTGCTAGATTCAGCGCGGCCACGACCAGCGCCAAAACGGCGATACGCCTCAGAGCTTGGGTCATCGATGTTGCCAGCGCGAAGGCGCTCAAAGAAGCCAACCTTCTCATCTTTCGATGCCTCAAGGCCACGATCTTTGTCGGACATCCCGCCCTCTTGAAAACGTTTGATCTTCTTTGTCGCCATAATTTACTCCTTAGCAGGCTTTGCCGCCGCGTGCCATTTTGACCATGGTGCCTTTGGTCTTGCCCTTCATAACAACGCCGTCCGGCTTAGAGCCAGTTTTGACCGCGCCCATCTTGGTGGTTCCCACAGAACCGCCAGCCTTTAGCCCGGCATGCGCTTTTGATGCGGGCATTGCGGCATGTTTAGCCAAAGATGTGGAGCCACCCTTGGCAAAGGGCTTGCCCTTGGCTTCAGCCATCTCGTGCTTAATCATGGACTTTGGAGCGCCCTTCTTTTTCATGAAGCCGATTTCTTTGGCCATCATTGCTTTGGATTCTTTCATATCGCCACCTTCTTTAAATTTGCGGCCCTTGTCCGCAGTTGAAAAGTCTTTGCCCACGGACTGTGGGACCCCTACCTTCTTGGCAAACGCTGGGCTGTGAGCCACCGCCTGCATGAAGTTGTGCTGTTTTTTACTGGTTGATGGCACGTTGTTCTTTCATGAACTCATCAAGCTTGGCATCCAGACGGTCCAGCCGCTGGATTACCCGATTCATGTCGTTGTGGACATCGGACTTGGTGACATACTCTTTGGCCACCTCTTCCCGAGTCTTATTCAGCAAAATCGACAGGCGACTGATCTCATTGCTTTTTTCTCGCAAAAAGAACCCGGGTACGCCAACAACCAGCGAAATACCAACATTCCACAACATCATGTCCATATCAGCACTTCCACCTTGCAAGAGACGCAGCCTTACGAGTGGGCTTACCCTTCTCGTCCTTCATGGGGCCGGGCATCCCGGACATCCGAGCGCAAAACGAGTCTTTGCGCGGACCGCCTTGCGGCTGTGGAGCCTTTAAGTTACTGCCTGTTGCAGCATTATATTTGGCTCGGCCTTTGGCAGTCAGGCCAGCGCCCTTAGACACAGGCAGCTTCTCGCCCCGACCGACCGCAAGTGATGGGCCTTTCTTTTTGGGTGCTGCTTTAGCCATTGACTACTTTCAGTTTTGGGGTGCAATGCTGCTCAATCAGCGGCATCAACACAGCCTCTTTGAAATTACGGTGGTACTCTTGAGAGCCCACATGCGGAAGGGTAATCTCGGGATCAACAAAGACCGTGAAGCCATCTGCTCGAGCCCGCCTACAGAATGTGTAATCTTCCCCAATGTACTGCCCATTTGCCAGTTCAAAATCAAACAGGCAAAACTCGTCACGGTTGTACGTATCGTTGAAATATTTCCACTCAGGGTGATTCTTGACCATCGTCTCAAGCACATGGCGCTGGATCATCATGAAGCCAGTAGCCACATTCTCAACCCTCAACATCCCGTAGCTGTCAAACTCAAGGGTGTTGTTCTGGTCAATAAAGATGTCCAAGAAAAACTTGCGATCTTCTGCCCTGCGCGTGTACATGCCAGCGGTGATGTCTTTGCCGGTACTCAACGCCAGCAAGCGCAAAACGGACTCGGCGTCCACCACAATGTCGGCATCTACAAACAACATGTCCGTGCAGTCCGACTCAAGAAAGTTGGCTACCAAGATGTTACGAGCCTTGGTGATAAGGGAGCAGCCCGACAGATGCGATAGTTGAATCTGAACGCCAAATCTCGATGCCTTGACCACCAGATCAGCCAAAGCAAAGGAGGTCTTGATGTTCAGTTTGCCATCGTATGCAGGGATGG